AAGCGGGGCAAGCCGGGATGAAATTGATTTTAGCCGGCTGAATGATGTGGCCTAATAGCCAAGAAACAATCAAAACGGCACCGTGTCGCAACGATCATACCTGTGAATGGTAGATTGTATGCACCGCGCTACATGACGATGTTAGAAGGGCGTGTATAGATAAAAACGCAGGGAGAGGGGGAGAAGCGATGCCAGGAAAAAAAGACATAACGGGCCAACGATTCGGGAAGCTCGTTGCTATCGAGTTCGTGGACTATCACACGGGTCAGGCATGGTGGCGCGGTATGTGTGATTGCGGAAAAGAATGTGTTGTTGGAAGGAATAAAATCAGAAAGGTTCAAGAACCGTCTTGCGGGTGCGCTACAAAATGGGGTGGTTATCGGAAAAATACTACCAAGTTGAAAGAAAAATGTTTAGAATTAAAACAAGATATCCCTATAGACCACCCTCCTCCGCCAGAGATAGACACCCGCGACAAGTGGCAAATACGCCGAGCGAAGGTGGCAGCATACAAGCGAAGAATCGGCATGGAGGGAACAGGCAAACAGGACGCGGAAAAGTACAGTGCCGCGAAAGCTGGAGGTCGTGGAATGGAGTGGCATGATGGGGTGTGATTATGCAACGAGCAAACGCGGTGCAAATGCGAAAAGTACTCATGGCTGTCGAGGTGCTGAAAAAAGCCGGGATATTGTTTGTACCGGTGCCGATAATTGATGAGGAAGATTTTAAGTTGGCAATTGCCGAGGTGGATAACCGCTTCGAAATGATGATAGCCGAAGCGGAAAAAGAGGAGGGAAAACATGATAAAACGATATAGCCAAAAGTGGCAAAGATACTTTGTGAAAATGCTTGTCGGTGTGCCGTTTTTCTATGATGACGAGGAAGTATCAACGCCTGAGTTACGGGGAATGCAAAAAATGGCTATTGCGTCTTTTGCGGCTATGGCTGGGGTAATGTGTTTCGACTATAAAATCTGATGAAAGGTGACTATGAATCGGAGATACTTTATCAGGGTACCATTGACACAGTGTTTTATCAGATCACCACGATGGTTTTATAACATTTGGCCACTGGCTGGCATTGTTGATTTGGCTTATCAAAAGGGAGTTGAATAGTGAAGCGATTCCCAAATGAGTGCAGGTATTACCAGATTTATGCGCCTTTTATGCGCCTAGCGCGTAAAATATTAACGACAAAAAACAACAATATGTTAATTATTATGTTGACGTTAATTAATAAATCCTATAATCTGTATTTAACAAATGAGGCAATCAAGCCAAAACAGAACAGGGGGATTTTAAAATGAACTACAACAGAATGAAAATAATAGAAGAAAACGGAATGAACGTGGTGAAGAAAGTAAAAATTATGCACCAAAAAGACTGTGCTTGCGGCGTGACATTATGGAAGTCTGCAAGGGTTCCGCCATATGCAAAAACTCTTTTTTCTGGGACGATTAATGATTGTAGAAGTTTTATAAAAAATTGTGGGGCGGTAGAAGCATGACCGCCAACCCAAAAGGAGCCGGACGAAAACCCGGATCCACCAAAGACCGAGCGAAAATAAACACCACAATCAGCCGCGAAAATGCGGAGTGGTTGCGAGGGATGAAGGAAAGAGGCTTTACTATTTCGGCAATGCTTGACCGGCTTATTGAGCAGGCAAGAAAAGAAGCATAACGTGCGGATATGCCGCCCGGTGCTGTTCCGGGTCGGAATTATTGGCTGTTGGGCATTTGCCAAATGTAGACATTGTGAAAATAAGAGCGCATAGAGGCGGGCTCGCAGAAAGTATGGCGACTGTAGCAGAAATTGAACCTACCGCACAGGCAGTTGCAGACCATATTACGGCAACATGGTCGTGGTCACTCAAAGAAGCAATTTCCCCTAATGCTGTAAAAGTAGAAAAATACGGTGAAGGCATAGATACTCGCATTGGATGGAATACCCACATCGTGACAGTAGATGGTCATGGAGTATTTGGCATGACGGACGGGCCACTACAGCCCAACAGTGGTAATAGACGGACATGTTAGTGTTGCCAAACCATGTATCTAGTACGTTACGGTTTGGTAACACTGGATGTTGTGCCATGGTGTGAGGCCAGGGTTAAAAATATCAGCAAAATTATGGTAATTGTGTTACAATAATGTAATGATCGACCACCCAGACCTAACGCGGCAACAGATAGCAGATTTGGTTGATGTGCTATGGGACACATGGTTGCAGTGTCCCTGTTGTGGGCTGGTTGATTTGCATGACGTTGATATAGTCAAGGGTGATGGTTTGATTGCTGTGTGCTGGTGTGGTTGTAGGTATTGGCTATGAGCCAATACCCTCATCTATATAACTCGCAACGATGGCGAGGTAAGCGTGGATTGCAGCGCATGAAGCTCTTGACCGATCCTCTATGCTGGTACTGTGAGCAGATGGGTAGGGTCACGGCGGCGACGGTCGTTGACCATATCAGGCCGCACAAAGGTGATGTGGGGTTGTTCTTTGATTGGGATAATTTGCAAAGCGTTTGCAAATCGTGTCACGATAGTGCGGCGGCGATCAAGGATAGGTTGGGTTTTGCTCCTGGGTGTGGGCTTGATGGTTTGCCGCTTGATGGGTCGCACGTGTGGAGTAGAAAAGGATGACATATCAAGCATATACCCCCTGCCATGTTATCTCTACAACTCCATTGACCTACGACCGTTTGGACCCCTTAACTTTAATGCTAACTCGGAATAAACAGGGTGCAATATGCAGGTAAAAAAACCAAGTATGCCACAAGGCGCAGCCATAACCTTGTTGATTGTTGCTCGGAGAAAAGAAAAAGACGATGCTGCTTTTGGTGCAATCGCTGGAAAAATAGTTGACATGTTGATTACTGATAGAGACTACGACAGGAAGTTTTCGAGGTTCGGAAAGTGGGACGAAAGCGAGCTAGCGATATTGCGAGAGGTTTATGAGAAATACCCAAGCGATGAAGCGGCTAAGGTTGCAGCAGAGAGAATATTTAGAGGTATATCTCGGATAAAATCACAAGCCAGAAATCTAAAACTAGTAAAATATAGGTATTGAGATGCGAAAAAAAAGAATAGACAGCCACACAGCAACCGGCGAAATGATCCGCGCGAAAGCACCTGAACCACCGCCACACATCAAACTTCGGGACGGCGATTTACCTTACTGGCTGTCAGTTGTGCGCGCGCGCGATTTCGCAAGCTGGACGGACATCGACCTTGAACACGCGGCGAATCTGTCGGCTTGCCTTGCGGATGTTGAGCGGCTCAAACACGAGATACATGAAGAGGGCGACACGATCAGGAACGACCGGGGAACGATGGTCGTAAATCCTAAACATGCTTTATTGGAAACCCTTTCCCGCCGTGGCGTTGCATTGTCTCGAACTCTCCATGTCCACGCTGAGGCGACCGTCGGAGAATCGCGGCACCAGAAGAAGCGGAGCCAGAAGCAACGGGAAACCGAGAAAGACCGGCTTGATATGGGTGGAGATTGCCTTATACCTGGATTGGTTCAGTGATATTAGGAAACGGTAATTGTTTTCCCGGTGTTTTGCGATACCGTGGCATGTAATATCAATCACTTGCAAAAATCATAAAAATTAGAGAATGGAGTGATAAAACTACCTGAACACGTCCTCCGCGCCATAATCTGCGGACCTATCCCAAAAATCCGCAACTGGCGCAAACTCAAGAAGCTGACCCGCGCCGAACGCAACATGAAGTTTGTTGAGATGTATTGTGTTGCGCCGGAAGGGAAATACCAGGGAAAGCCAATCGTGCTGGATATTTTTCAGGAGGCTTTCTTCTACGCGGTCTACGATAACCCTGTTGGCACCTCAGAAGCATATCTTTCTATCGGCAGGAAGAACGCAAAAACGGCAACGATTGCAATGATCGTGCTCTTGCATACTGTCGGGCCTGAATCTTACCGTAATTCTGAAATTATGTCGGGAGCTCGGTCGCGTGACCAGGCCGGCCAGGTTTACAAATACGCCTCGAAGATGGTCATGGCATCACCTGAGCTTTCAAAATACGTGAGGATTGTTCCTTCTGGGAAAAGGCTTATAGGGCAACCGCTCAATGTAGAGTATGCGGCAATCTCGGCAGAAGCGAAAACGGCGCACGGCGGCTCGCCCATTCTTGCGATCCTTGACGAGTTGGGACAGGTACGGGGGAATCAGGACGATTATGTTGACGCGATCATTACCAGTCAAGGAGCCTATGACAATGCGCTCCGTATCGGCATAACCACCCAGGCGCCGAACGACGCCGATTTATTCTCAATTATCCTTGACGACGCGAAAACCAGCCAAGACCCGCACATAGTCGCGCACCTTTATGCCGCCGATGATGATTGCGATATCATGGATGAAAGGCAATGGCTGTTTGCCAATCCTGCACTTGGTAAATTCAGATCAGAAAAAGAGTTCCGGGAGCTGGCGATCAAGGCAGCACGTATGCCGAGCTTTGAAAACACGTTTAGGAACCTGTACCTCAATCAGCGAGTAGAGGTAACTTCGCCATTCGTCTCGAAATCTGTTTGGCTGTCATGCGGCGATGAGGTGGCGGAGATTGATCCGGCCTTGCCGGTATGGGGTGGCCTTGACCTTTCACAGAGGACAGATTTAACGTGCTTGGCACTCATTCAGCGTCAAGAATGCATCTGGCATTGCTGGTTCTTCTTCTGGACTCCAGCAGTGGGATTGCATGAAAGATCGAAGAAGGACAGGGCACCTTATGACCAGTGGCACGCCTCCGGCCTGATCAGGACTACACCCGGCGCAACGGTCGATTACGATTATGTGGCACAACAAATGCTCGATATAACCGCCGGCCTGGACGTAAAAGGCATAGCTTTCGACCGCTGGCGAATCGAAGACTTGAAAAAGGTGCTGGCGAAACTGGAGGAAGAGACACCGGAAAGCGACAGGCTGCCGCTGATCATGCACGGGCAAGGTTTTAAAGATATGAGTCCGAGCATCGAGGCGCTTGAGGCCGATCTTCTCAACGCCCGGATATGTCACGGCATGAATCCCGTTATGGTGATGTGTGCTTCAAATGCGCTGATAATCAAAGACCCAACAAACGCCCGGAAATTCGAGAAGAAGAAATCGACCGGGCGCATTGATGGGCTTGTGGCCTTGGCTATGGCTGTCGGCATTGCATCGAGAACAGAAGAAGAGGCTGACGATACAAGCATTTATGAAAGCCGGGGTGTGTTGGCTGTTTGATTATTCAGGCAAAAGTTCACCATCAAATATTTTTCGCTTTCCAAGTCGCATTATTTCGCCGAAGTTTTTCCCTATTGATTCAGCCTGAATAGAAAGTTTTGCAGCGTTTATTTCTACTTGGATACTATCGTTTAAAACTTTCATGTTTGCAGCGATAGCCATTCCCCTGGAAATATCCATAGCGCCACTTTTAAGCTCAATTAATGTATCAAGAATTATCTTTCTTGCATCGCCGAATGTTTTTGTTTCACTCATAGCATTTTCTCCGAAGGTCTTATTTTGTAATTTATATTCCTTGCTTTTTTGAAAAAAAAAAAAAAATCAATTTTTGAATTACATATTGGGCATACAGAACAATTATCGTTGTAGATTTCGTCCTCATATTTTTTGTGATTCTGTTGTTTTTTAGATTTTAAAATAATAATCAATATTTCTAACTCTAAAAAATGTTTTTTAACGCCCCTCATTTCTTTGCTAACTACCATAGAATTAAATTTTTCCTTATCTTCCCAGTGTACATCATAGCCATAAAATGGTGACTCACCTCTCAGCATTCCTTCGTAATGTTGTCTATTGGGGAACGCTGACTTTAAAGTGGCGTGGTGCCTTAACTGCTTGTCGTGTTGGTAACAAATTTTATCTGCTATTTGCAATAATTCAAACGGAGAAATATATTTATATCTCGAAAGTCTGGTGCATATAGAATTTATTCTTGCTCCTGCCGATCCATACCTAACGAGTTTCCTTACATACTTTATTTGTATTTTAAGCAATTCTATGTCATACATCCTTATTTCTAATTCTGTCAGATCATTGTCGTTCGAGCAAAGTCTTTTAAGTAGTCTCTCAAGATAAAGAAGATAGTGGTAATAGTCGTCAGTGTATGCCATTGTCTTATTTAACTCCGAAAAATTCCCTTACCAGTTTGATAATAGTCTTTGCCCTGCTTACCGGCTGTTCGTCGAGCGTCTTTACAACGTCTTTAGGCAGCAGCAGGTAAACAGGCACCTTCTTTTCATCTTCCGCCAAAAATGGCCTACCTCGTTTTTTCTTCATTAATTGATATTAAACAATTCTTGTTGTAATTGCAATATGTATTTTGTAATTCAAATTACTTTTTTAATACTCGAATTACGAAAAAAGAATTGCAGTTACCAAATTGTAATTGTATAATGTAAGAAAGTGATATCCTTTTAGACAGTATTCAACACATTATACGGGGTAATATGTGAAGTATCTCCCTGACTTTTCAATAATTTCCAAGCATTTTTCGGAACTATTCGCAATCGCTGGCCTTGCCCTGTTGGGTTATGGCCTTTTTTTGTTTGAGCCTTTCGTCGGCTATTCCGTCGCCGGTTTCCTGCTTTTCGCTTATGGCGTGACCATTGATATCCTTTCCGTCGTCGT